ATTGGTCATTTTCAATCACTATTGAAAACATAAAATCATTAAGTGCTTCACTTTTATCATTCCAATCATTTCCTTTATATCCTAAAAGGTGACATCCTTTTTTTACACCAAACATATTATTGGATATACCGCCAAACAAATGAACTATATTATGTCCTTCAGACCTAACCTTTAAGTTATTATAAAGATTATGCCTAAATTTGTGTCCTTCTGTGAAATTCTTTCCAGAAGCAATAAACGAACCAAATTCAGACTTATCATATATTTTATAATCTTTTTCTGGTATCCAAGGCAGATTACTTCCTGCTAAACAAAAATGAATCTTTTCGTGTTTATTTACCAATTCCCTATCACATGTAAATATACCATCATATGCATCAACAATTTCTTCTAAAATGGAAGGATTATCAAATGCATCTTGAAGATGTGGAAGAATTGCCTTTGATTCACAAAACCATCCATACTTTTTAATTCCTTCTTTTCTCACTTCTTGTGCCCCATAAGGAATGGCCAAATCCATCCATAATTGAATTTCAGACTCCTCTTTTGTCCATGTAAAATTCTTAGGTATTCTGTTCGAACAAGAAGACTGATGATGACTAAACGGCAAACCTCTTCCTTGAATCTTCATACTTTATTCCCCGGGGATTGCCACTCAATTGCGTCTTCTGCTATTCCAAGAGTTCTTAGAGATTCTTTCTTTGATTCTGCATCTGCAAGTCCCATAGTAACATAAGTATCTTCATTTGTATATCCTGGCCAAATGCAATATTGGGGACCAACATATTGTATATTCATCTTATTGATAAACATAGGAATTAAAGAAAAAAGAGGTTCATGATCAAACACCCCCACCCCATTTTCTAAAATATCTTTTGTTGTTGAAATCCATGCTTTAATAAATTCTTTTGATTTTTCTGTATTACCAAAATATAATGGAGATGCTTTCATTCCAGAAAGTCTACCGTTTGCGGTTGCTACTATTACATCAACAGACTCATCAAAATCGTCATAAATGTCTAATGGTTTGTGTATCTTACTATCAATATCCATCCACAATACAGGGCAATTTAATTCTTCCATTTTATCTAAAATATATTGTGGCTTGCTCAAACAATTTAATTGATAAGAACCGAGAGATTCTTTCTTTTGAATGTCGTATGGAATTTCTAATTCCTCACATTCTTTTATAATACGAGAAGCGTGTTCACTGTAGTATGTTGTTTCTTCTATATCACTATAAAAACTTATCAAGGGGGTTTTCATAATATAAACCTCAAATTCAACTATTGCCAATATGGTATTTTGGTATTAATTCCCATTCATCTTTATCTTTAAATGATATGATCTTTATCTGTCCTATTTTTAAAGTCGGTTCATCATTTTCAATTGGTTCAATAATACTAAGAAGTTCCCATTCTGCTAAAAGATTAGCAATTGTGTTTCTTCTCCCAATATCACTATCAGATATATTCGATTCTAATCCATCTAATTCAAACAATTCTTTAAAATGAAGAATAGCATATCTTCCTCTTTTATGAAGAATATGGCAAGATTGATATAATTTCTTTTCTTTTCTAGAAGAAATGCCCATCCGAGTAAGAGTTTCTCTTACCTTAAGAAAATCATCTTCTGATTCTAATTTTATTTCTACACCCAATCCCCGAAAAATATCTTCATCATTAACCATAATAAACAATCCTTTTAAATTGTGGTACTTCTTATGTATGGTTTTTCTTTCTTACACCCCCCACCATGAAGATATTCATCTATTTCTCTAATTTGATTTGGAGTTAATAAATCAATAACTTCTTTTGCTTTGGAGTTAGAATAATTATACATTTCTTTAATAATTTCCAAATCACTGCTCAATTCTTTTTTTGTCCATTTGCTAAATCGTTTTCTTTTTCGAATAGAATTAGAAAGATAATCAAATTGCATCTTTGATGAAATTTGGGGGTACATATTCATACTATTCGAATATAAAATCGTATCAATAAAATAAGAAAGACACCTATTAATGACAAATGGTGTATATTTTTTCTCTATCTGTTCGTTATCCGTATCCATCAAAGAATCTTTTGAATAGTTTATTGCTGTTAAATAATCACTCAGTTTCATCTTCGACAACCATTGCTATAACATCTTCTCTTTTAATAACATCAAAATCATTATGTAAACCTATTCTTGATCGTGCATCATAAAGAATAGTATCTCCTTTTGTGTAATCTACCTGTGGTATATTTCCGGCTAAATTAGGTAAACCTTTTCCCATCGAAATTATTTTTGCTTCACAAAAAGAACTATCAAGAATTTGACTTTTCTTTATAATAAGACCACTTTCTGTAGTTTCTTCTTTATTATAATCAATTTTTTCAACAATTATGTGGTTGCCTTCTGCTAATATCTTTGTCATTTATATTCACATCCGATCATAAGTTCTACTATACATGCTACTAGGTTAATTTCTTGATCTGCTACAAACGCAGACTTATATTGATATTCTGCTAACACTAAAATTGCTTGCGGTATTGAAGGAGAAGTCACCCCTTCATATAATCCATCATATATTTTTCGAAAAAGTTCTGTGGGTGCATTATCAAGATTTTCAACTGCCCATTTTCTTGCATTTGTAAAATCTTTATTTTTCATATATCTTATTAAATCCTTGACATTAATATCACCAATTGTAGTTAAAATTCCTACATCTATTGTTCCCGCTATAGAATATCTTTGAAGTTCGTTAATTGTTCTACGAAAATCAGGAAAATGTTTATTTATTAATTCTGCAAGAACTTCTTCCTCATATAAAACGCCTTCATTGTCAAGAATATACTTAACTCTTCCTAACATTTTAAGAGCAAGTGCAGGCTTTTCTTTCTTTGGGATTGTGAAAGTAATACAAGTACAACGAGAATGAATTGGCTCAATGATTCTATTCTTAAAATTGCAGGTAAGAATAAATCTACAATTTTCGCTAAACTCTTCTATAAATCCCCGCAATGCAGGTTGTGTTGATTGTGCATTACTATAATCAAATTCGTCCAGAATTACTACCTTCTTTGCTCCTGTAATAGAAACCGTACTTGCAAAATTACGAATCTTTGTTCGGAGTGTGTCAATATTTCCGTCCTCAGAACAATTAATCATAATATAATCGGTTTCTAATTCATTACAGAGTGCTTTTGCAATAGTTGTTTTACCACACCCCGCACCACCAGATAAAAGTAAGTTCTGTAATTCCCCAGAATCTACCATTTTCTGGAAAGTGGTTTTAATACCAGAGGGAAGAATACATTCTTCTATAGATCGCGGTCTATATTTTTCACACCAAATAAATTCTTTTAGTTCTGTCATTGTCATGTTTATCTTACTGCATCATATGGCGTATAAATATTCCCTACTACTTTATTATAATTTTCGTTGCTAATAATCATATCATCCATTAAACTTTCAAAAGTATATTCCGGTTTCCATCCAAGTTCTTCACGAATTTTGCTTGCATCACCTTTTAGATCGTGCAATTCTTCCGGTCTTAAATATTTTTTATCCAAGACAACATAATCTTCATAATTCATTCCAAATTTGTTGAAAACATATTCACAACAATCACGAACACTATGAGAAACACCAGTTGCACACACATAATCGTTTGGACTATCTTGCTGTAGCATCATCCACATTGCATACACATAATCCTTAGCATGTCCCCAATCTCTTCTTGCTTCTAAATTGCCCAAATGAAGTTTCTTTGCTTCGCCAGAAGCAATTGCAATTACTCCTTGAACAATTTTACTTGTCACAAAATTTGAACCCCTTCTTGGGGATTCGTGATTAAACAAAATACCATTGCTGATGAACATATTATATGAATGTCTATAATTCCTTCCTATATTAAAAGCATAAACTTTTGAACAACCGTAAGGACTTACTGGCCGCATTGGTGTTGTTTCTCTTTGAAACCCATCATCATCAACACAATTACCAAACATTTCGGAAGAACTTGCTTGATATATCTTTGCATATGGACATGCTATGCGACATGCTTCGAATATATTTAATACGCCAATTGCATCAACTTGGGATGTATGAATTGGAATATCAAAACTAATTCGCACATGGGATTGTGCTGCGAGATTATATATTTCATATGGCTGAACATGTTGAAAAATATGAATCAATGATGCCAAATCTGTCAAATCGCCATAATGCAATTCTAATCGTTCATGATGAAAAATATCATCCAATCGTGCTGTTTGGTTTTCTGCAACAGAATTTCTTCTCAAAATACCATGAACATAATATCCTTTCTCTAAAAGAAGTTCAGCAAGATATGATCCATCTTGCCCGTTTATCCCTGTAATTAATGCAATCTTTTTCATACTCTAGCCTTATCATAATTTTCTTTAAACCATTCTATAGTTTTATGTAATCCTATTTCAATAGGAACAAATTTATAATTAGGAAACAAACTTTTCAATTTACTATTATCTGATGGTTTTCGAAACTGTCCATCTTTTTCTTGATTAAAAACAATATTTCCTTCAAATCCCATTTTCCATGCAATATCTTGTGCTAAAACCGCAATATTTATTTCTTCATCTGGTGATATGATTAGTGGTTCTGGATCATCATAATTTTCTAAAACCCATTCTGTAATATATCCTACATCTTTTGAATAAATAAATTCTCTGTATGGCTTTCCGGTTCCCCATATTTCAAAATCGGTATTGTTTTCTTTTGCTATATAACATTTATGAATAAGAGAAGGGATAACATGTCCAGAATCCAGATTGAAATTATCATTTGGTCCGTAAATATTACAAGGAATTACTGTGACAAAATTGCACCCATACTGATCCCTGTATGCTCTACTTTGAACTTCTAACATTCTCTTTGTGTACGCATAAGCATAATTAGATGAGTGTGGTTCGCCCTGATGCATTTGTTCTGGTGATAATGGGTACACCGCATTATCTGGAAACACACAAGTAGAAAGAAAAGAAACTACTTTCTTTACGCCGGTAAGTCTTGCGGCTTCAAGAACATTTGCGTTTATTGTGATGTTATCATAATAAAATTCGCCTAAATGTTCAGAATTTGCTTTGATGCCGCCAACTTTCGCTGCACAATGAATAATAGAATCAATTTTATTTTGTGTTATATATCTTGTTATCCAATTGATATCCATAAGATCAACATAATCATGACTTGGTTTAAATTTAGATTCTATAGTCGAACCAACCAAACCACTTCCGCCTGTTATTAATGTATTCATAAATCACTCATTCGTTATAATAAGAATCTGTTTCTAATGCTATCCAATATACAATATTATCTTTAGTATTACTTAACTGACTGATATTCTTTTCGCTAATAATTACATCATAATCTCCTGGAATCATTTTTAAATTTTCTACTTTAAAGTAAAATTCAAAATTGTGATCACCGTGGGGCAAATCGCCCACTTCCAAAGAATATATATTACTAGTAGTATCTTTCTTGTCGAGAACTGCTATTTGTACTTTATCGCCATCAGAACGAACTACCATATCTGAAAGTTGCATAATAGAAGATGCTTTTTGTAATTCGTTAAGATCTGTTTGTTTTAAAGTAAAAGTTAAAACGCCTTCTGGCATTGTAATTTCTTTACTAGGAACCGTGAGCAATTTCGGTTCAGAATAATAATATACTACTTCTGAGGAACCGTTTGAAATTCGAACATTCTTCTCATCAAATTCAAATTCTGGCGATTCGAAAAGAGAAACCGTTCCGAGAAATTTATTCAAATCCCAAATTCCAAATTCAGAACTAAATGTCTCGTTTACAGTTGCTTTTGCCATAACATTCTTCACCGGGGAGATTGTTGTAAGAACATTTCCTGACTTAACTAGAATATTAGAATTAATAGATGCAAAATTTTTAAGAATACCTAATGTTTCTTTTGAAATTTTCGTCGTTGTTTGTGTTGTTGTCATTATAAAATCTCCATAAACCACATAAAATAAAATTCACCCCAATTATACACCAACTTATGTATTAATCAATCACCATTTTTCAAACTCTTCATAATAATATTCCTCATCATTGATATCATCATCTAAATAATCGTTTAAAATTTCTTTGGTTTTTCTTCTTCTGCCAGATTTTTTAGATTTCTGTTTTTTAAAAGATTTTGATAAATCGTTAAACTCTTCTTCATAATAACCATTATCGTTATCATTTCTTTGGTTGCTCATTACTTTCTAGTTATCTCCTGTGTTAAATTTCTACCCACTGTGTTGAAGTTCCGTCATTAATATACTTAAAAAGGATTCCTTTCGAACTATCATACCACTCATCACCAACGGTGGGATTGATTGGTTCGGAAGAATCTTCAGTATATTTTTTAATTCTGTTATCGGTGTACGGTTTCCATCCTGCTTTTTCGCCGTGTTCTGGTGAACCTTCTCGTACATCAGTATTTCGTAAAGCAGCATATATTTTACCGTTTTTGGAAACTATATCACCTTCCTTATATTTAATATAATCTCCATCACCGTCTTTAATTTTCCATTTAATGGGTGCGGTCATTTCTTTTCTTTTT